GGGGTCTGTTTTCGTTGGCGTTCCATGATCTAATCAATGCATTGGGGCATGGACAATTTTGGCTAAATGGGAGGGTATCATGAACGAGATGAGTGTCAGCGAGTCGCGTTTGGCGGTTGTTCTGGGGTGGTCCCGGAAAGAACTGCGCCAGGCGCGCAAGCGGTTGGGGATTGAAAAAGAGGGCGGGGGTGAAATTCGGTTGTATCGGGAAGAGGTGGATGCGGTTGCGATGGAGTTGGGCATTTCTGCCTCAGTTGCCGCAGAAGCCTTTAATGAGGCGAGGATGGGTGTGGATGAGGGTTTGGGCAAAAAAGAGGCGCAGGCGGCGACTGGCGCGGCGGATTTGCCACCTTTCGCCCGTGTACGGGTGGTGAATCCGCGATTAAAAAACAGGCGGGTGTTATTGGGGACGTTGGAGGGTGCGTTGCCGGTTGAGGTGCGGGTGCGGGTGCGGGATGCGAAGGCGTTTCGGAGTGGCATGATTTTGCCGGTCCGGCAGGTGTCGGGGACGTTCTATGAGTTTATGGGTCGGATGCCAAAAAGCCGGCGGGCGTTTATGGAGGTGGGGGCATGAAGCGGGGCACAACGGAACATCCAAAAATGATGATGCTGGCGAGTGTTTTGGGGATCAGTAAATGGGGTGCTGTGGGCATCATGGAAAGTGTCTGGCACTTTGCGGCCAAGTATGCGCCGCAGGGAGACATTGGCAAATATAGTGACGAAATGGTTGCTGCCGGAATTGGTTGGCAAGACGATCCGAAGACACTGATTTCGGCGTTAATTGACTGCAAGTGGCTGGACAAGTCCGGACAAGTCCGCCTGATTGTTCACGATTGGTCTGATCATTCAGATGACTATGCAGATAAACACCTTGCGCGGCATGGTCTGCTGTATGCGGACGGTAAAGAGCCGAGGCGGAAAGCGGCTTATTCCGGCAAAAAAAGGATGGTGGGCGGAAAAGGGCGGACAAGGGCGGAAAAGTCCCGTGGGTCAGTGTCAGTGTCAGTGTCAGAGTCAGTGTCTCCCCCAAACCCCCAAGAGGGGGATTTTCGAGAGGGAGACAGGGCGGATTTTCTGTCGGATTGGGTTCAGGTTCAGGAGGCTTTGCTGGGGACTGGAAAATGCGATGGGTTGACTCGCGAGATGTTGGCGACTGCGTTCCGGGGTGTGACGATTGGTCCGGCGGAGATCGACGAATTGCGGTTGTCGGCGGAAGGCATGGTTGGTCAGGTGGGATCGCTGATGCACTGGCTTCGCAAGCGTGCTCAGGAGTTGGGCAAAAAAGAGTGCGGCGGGGATGTGGTGGGGTCTGGGTCACGGTTGGCACCGGTGGATGATGATGCCCGGAAGGCGAATTTCCGGGCGGTGGTGGCGAAAATTGGAGGTGCAGTATGACGGCAATCGAGGATGCGTACATGACCTTACGCTGCACTTTGGGTTACGAGGTGACGCTGGAGGATGTGGAGGTTGAGTGGAAGCGAACAAGCACCTGGGCGGAGTTGTTGGTGCCGATGAAAAGAATATCGCAGCGGCGGCGGGGGCCTGATCGTGGTGGTTCGGTGTGTGCGCCGGTCATGGATTCGGCCCGGGCGGAGCATGTTCGGAAAATGGCGGCGAAAATTGGAGGTGCAGTATGAGTAAGCGGGAATTACCGCATTCGGTTGAGGCGGAGCGTGGTGTGTTGGGTTCGATGTTGTGCGATCCGGAGCGGGTGGTGTCGTTGTATCGGCACAAGTATTCGTTGGATTCCTCGGCGATGTATGTGGAGGCGCATGTGTTGTTGGTTGAGGTGATTCTGGAGATGAATGCGGAGCCGAAGACGATTGTGGATATGTTGACGATTCGGCAGCGGTTGGAAGACAAGGGGCTTTTGGGGAAGGTGGGAGGTTTTGATTATTTTCAGCAGTTGTTGGATGAGACGCCGACGGCGGCGCATGCGGATGGGTACATCGAGATTGTGCGGCAGAAGCACTTTTTGCGGTGTGCGATTCGGGAGGCGCGGTTGATTGAGCAGCAGGCGATGACGCAGGTGGATGGCGAGGTATTGCTTAGGTCGATTCCGGAGCGGTTGGTGAAGTATGTGGATTCGGTGCATCGGGAGGAGACGAATGCCCAGGCGTTGGAGGTGTTGTATGCGCGATGGGAAAAAGCGAAGGAGGACCGGGAGGCGGGTAATGCGGATGTGTTGGCGGGATTGCCGACTCCGTGGCCGTCGGTGAACCGGCTGACGTGCGGGGTCGATGTGGGGTTGTACATAGTGGCGGGTCGTCCGAGTGCGGGCAAGACGACGGTGGAGGACTGCATCACGCTTAATCTGGCGCAGCAGGGGATTGCGGTGGCGCGGGTGGCGTTGGATATGGGTTGGAAGGGGCGCGTTTTACAGCGCTCGGCGGCGCGGTTGTCGGGTGTGAGTCTGCCGAAGTTGAAGTTGGGGTTTGCGACGCGAAAGCAGTTGGCGGCGGTGCGGGAGGCGATTATGGAGATTTCGCCGTTACCGATGTTCATCAACGAGAACAGCTACGACGTGGACGACATTTGTTCCTGGGCGCGGGCGATGAAGTTCAAGCATGACGTTCGGTTGTTGACGATTGACTTTGTGCAGTTGGTGCGGTGCCGGGTGGATGGCAAGTACATGAATCGCAATGAGGAGATCGGGTACATCACGAGTCGTTTGAAAAAGTTGAGTGCTGACTTGCAGATTCCGGTGATGTTGTTGAGTCAGTTGAGTCGTGGGATGAAGGATGGCAAGGAGAAGCCGCCGAAGTTGGAGGATTTGCGGGACTCTGGAAATCTTGAGCAGGATGCCCGGTGTGTGTGGGCGTTGTGGAAGGATCAGCGGGATCATTTGCTGGAGAAGGAGCGGCAGGCGAATAACAAGTTGCGGCCGGTCTGGTTTGATGTGTTGAAGGATCAGGATGGTGAAACGGCTCGGTTGCCGTTTTGGATGAGGCCGAGTTATTTCCGGTTTGATGAGGCACCGCCGGACTTTGCTGAGGATGAGGAGCAGGAGTCGTTTTACCGTTCGGAGGATTTGCGGGAGGAGAGTGGTGAGGCGGTTTACCGTGATGTGGAATAGGGGGGGATTTGTTGTGAAAAGTCACGAAGCGGTGTTTGTGGTTGGTGGTCGGATTACTGCGCGTGGTGCGCTGTTGCGGCGGATTGTGTGGTGTTGGTTGAGATGGAGGGTTGGCTTATGAAAAACACACCGGTTGATACGTGGTATGCGGTGGAGGCGAGTCCGAAGGGTGGGCTGACGTTAACGCCGGTACGCGAGATGATGATGCGGAATCAGCGGCAGTTTCTGGAAGATGAATGGAATGAGGAAGTGGATTACAGACCGTTGTGGATGTTCTCGACGTTAGAGCAAGCGGAGGCTTTCCGGTTGGATGCGAAGCGGGAGCGTAAACGGCGGCGCGAAGAAAGGATGGCAAGATGAGACCTATGGGGCCGAATGATATGGATCGGATGGCGGATCGGTTAGCGATGATGGGGGCGTTCGTGATTCTGCTGTGGTTGGTGATGTTGCTCTGTCATTTGTTCGGGGTTGTTGAAGCATGATGACGACCAGAATACGTCATGACCTGAAAGCTGCCCGTGCGATGTACGTGACCGCATCGGCAACGTGTACGCGGTGCGGCGGGACAGGGATCGAGGATACAGCGAACGCTACAATCAGCGTCAAACCAAAGGAGACAGAAAATGAGTAAACCGTGGGGCAACAATGCCGTCAGGGGCGCGGCGGAGCCGCGTACCCTGGACGGGCTGGTTGGGCATTCTGGGGGTCGGGCATGAAGGACTACTACGCAACGCTTCGCATACAGCAAGGCCGCCTGAAAGCGGCCATGCAGGAACTCGGCATTGAGACTGCCGCCGAACTATCGCGCCGGTCTGGTGTGTCGCAAGGCTGTATCGGGAAGATGCTGAACTTTCGATTGTCTCCCCGCGCAGACAACGGTAAATGGCGCGATGCCACGCTGGCAATCTGCAAGGTGCTCGGATCGGAGCCAGGCGATCTGTTCCCCGAACACCTTGACCGCGAGATTCCGACAAACCGGATCGCGTCCTTTGTCGAACACGCGCAGCTATCCGGCAGGGAGACGCTGCAACTCGGACCCGGCGCAGAATACCAACAAGTCGAGATGGAACAGACGCTTAACGAGGTGCTCGGAACCTTGACCGGCCGCGAACGGAGCGTTTTGAAAGCGCGATTCTGGGAGGGCAAGACGCGGGAGGAAATAGGGATTAAACACAACATTAGTGAACAACGTGCGTACCAGATCGAGGCGGAGGCGCTACGCAAGCTGCGCCACCCGACGCGCCTTGAGAAACTGAAGGGCGTATGCGCGTTTGCATGAAGCCCAACGCAAAGCTCACCAGCGCCTCGTCTGGTGAAGCGAATGGTTGAAACATGAAATGCAAATACACAGGGAGAGAGATCGTGAGTCCATTTGACATGCCGACAGCAGAAGATTACGAACGGTTTAGGGCGTGGGCTGAGGAATCGCATCCGAGCCTTGACCTTGCGTTCTGTAGCCGCAACCACGCTGAGGGGTTTTACTCTACAACCGCGCAACAGACATTCGGCGTCTGGTGGGCGGGATACAAGGCCGGTTTCAACGTGAAAGGTGAGACTCAAACATGAAGCGGAGCGGAATGTTTGTAGTTCTCCACCGCCTTGTTGGGCGGTGGAAGAGGCAACGCAGGGAGCGGCAAATCCTGAGAACGTGCGGTTGCATTGCCTACTGTCCGAGATGCTGCGAACCACTGAACGATCAGGCGTCATGGTTTGACCCGGACAATGACGGGCACGGTTGCTACCAGTGCAGCGTGTGCAACAGAATCAGCGAATGGCATTTCGGTATCGCTCCGGGTCCGGTGTGTCTTTCGCCCAACAAGGAAATATCCAACAAATGAAAAACCCCACCTATCGCCAAACCTTAGCCGGAGCTAAACTATTTATGGCGGTCCCGGTGATGGGGAGCCGGTCGAGTGACTGGTGCCGATAATCGGCCAAGACGGGGAGGCGGTAGGTGGGGACAATGAAAGGAGACAGAAAATGAGTAAACCGTGGGAAAACGAACCGCACCCCCAGACAGATGCCCTCTGCAAAAAGTGGTGCCACAACGAAACAGACCAGTTAACCACCTGTATAGAGCACGCTGAACAGACGGAGCAACGGTTGCGACATGCGGAGATGTTGCTGGACGAGTGGCCGGGAAGCTTCGCCACGGAAAGGATTCTTGCGCAGTGGTGCGCCAAGTGTCGCGCCCACCTCGCCGTAGCAAAGGAGGCCGACAATGAGTAAATGCGAGCTATGCGCCGGAACCGGATGGTACGGGGACAAATTTCCTGGTGCACCGGGAAACACTGAAATAACCAAATGCGATTGCGGAACCGCCAAGAAATGCACAGTTGGCTGGCACCAGTATCATTGTGTCGCAGGTATGGCGTGGTGCATGATTTGTGGTTTAGAGGCCGACATGAACGTGTGCCGAAGCCACAAACCAGACTGCGCTTTGACCGTCAATTTCCGGCACGGTTGCACGTGTGGCGCGAAGGGCGACGGCGCAGAAGGGAATGCCGAAAACAAAGCACTTCGTCAACGGTTGCAATACGCCAACGGAAAGCTAAGCGAGGCCATGCTAAAGCTGGACGAATTGCGCACATTGCTTAACAATGCCGAGCAGTAGGGAGGCAGTGCAATGACACTCGATAAAGCCATCGCCCACGGCAAAGAACATCGCAAGCCCTATCGTGGAGCGAAAGCAGTTGACCGGACTTGCCGGAACCACGGGTCGTGCCCAGCCTGTCAGCGGTCCCGCAGACGTAAAGAGAAAGCTCTCGAATCTGTCAGGCAAGTGTGGATAGATGTATACATGGGAGAAGAATGATAGAGACGCTTAAACAACAATTTGAAGGTCGGCTCCTAGCCGTACCTTCCAAATGCTGGTTGGCCTTTTGGTTGACCGGCAGAAAGGAAACATGAGCAAGGATAAAGAAATCGAAGACTTCTTGAAGTCGCTGCGCGATGTGGCAACTAACGTCACAGATGGGCCGGTGAGCAGCCTGTTTTCGCCGCCGTCTCCGTTCCGCGTGGTCTGCATTAAGTGCCGCTCGCTGAACGTCGAGATTATCGGTGAGTCTGGTGGGTGTGGATCGGAATACACGGGAAGCTGGCCCGGATCGCTTACGATCAAGTGCCGCGACTGCGGAGCTGCGGAGAGCTGCAATGACGTGTATTAAGGCCAACGCCGAGGGTGAGAGTCGGGCGGCTTCCGCCCGTACTCTCCACCCTCTTGTTCGCCATTCCGATTCTGGAGGTGAGGTATGAGGCACGTCGCGTCATTCTCTGGCGGCAAGGACAGCACTGCGATGGTCCTGCGGTTGATTGAGGAAGGCCGTCCGCTGGACGAGATCGTGTTCTTCGACACCGGCTGGGAGTTCCCGCAGATGCACGACCACATCGCCAAGTTTGAGGCGTTCACCGGGCGAACGGTGACGCGGTTGCATCCTCGTGAGGCGTTTGACCACCAAATGTGCACGAAACCGATTGTGAGGAGCAAGAAGTCAGACCCCATGCACGGCCAAGTGTACCGCTTCGGGAACGGCTGGCCTTCTCCGCTGCGGCGATGGTGCACAGATCGGAAAGTCCGCACGATTGACAGGCATTGTGGTTCTGCTGTGCGCTACATCGGCATTGCTGCGGACGAAGCGCACCGCATGACATCGGCAAACCTGATGAGCAACAAGCCGCGAGAATACCCGCTCGTCGAGTGGGACATGGACGAGGCTGCATGTCTTGCCTACTGCCGCGCCCGTGGGTTTGACTGGGGCGGACTCTACGACATCTTCCCGCGTGTGTCCTGCTACTGCTGCCCGTTGCAGCGGATCGGGCAACTGCGGAACCTGCGGCGGCACTTCCCGGCGCTGTGGGCACAGATGCTCGCGTGGGACGCGGAGATCGGGGCGCAAAATCGCGGGTTCAAAGGTTACGACAAGGTGGCGGACCTGGAGCGGCGCTTTGCCCAGGAGGACCGGCAAGGCACGTTTCCAGGTATGGCGAACAAGGAAATATCCAACAAATGAAACCCCACCTATCGCCAAACCTTAGCCGGAGCTAAACTATTTATGGCGGTCCCGGTGATGGGGAGCCGGTCGGGTGACTGGTGCCGATAATCGGCCAAGACGGGGAGGCGGTAGGTGGGACAATGAAAGGAAAAGGAGGCAGACGATGAATGATAAGCTGAAGAAGCTCGTCCGCAGATGGCGGAAAGGGAGAAGCGGCGGCGGCGCGTGCTGCCAATCCGAAGAGATTAGCTATGCCAAACAACAGGCAAGGCGAGAATGCGCCAACGAGCTGGAGGCACTCATCAAGGAGGCCGAAAATGAGTAAACCGTGGGATAATGAACCAACGCCAATAGCGGATGCGGCATGGGAAACGGACGCGCTTACGACGCAAGACTGGGCCGACTTGACGCGCGCTATTGAACGGGAACAGCGATACTACACGCGGTGGTGTGAAGATGCAAAGCGAGCGTTGGAGTTGTTGCTGGAGGCAGCGGGATGAAACAGCAGGCTCCACATCCTATTTTGCCGGAGATTACACCTGCCCAGGCGATGGCGATGGGGCCGGACGGGTTTATTGCGGCGTTTAATCGGCGGGAGGAGTTGATTGCGCGGGAGCGGCATGATCCGTTGCGGTATGGCTGGGAGCCGCCGATTTGGAAGGTGGCGGATGCGTTGTTGGGTTTGGATAAGTTCGGGTTTGTGGATGCGGAGTGGGCACAGCGGATGCGGGCGTTTCTGGGGTATGAGCGGCCGGTGTCGTTGTTGTTGATCAATGGCGGCAATCGGGCCGGCAAGTCGGAGTATTGCGGTAAGCGGATGATGATGGTGATGATGAAGTTGGATAAGGCGCGGACGTGGATGTTCCATTCTTCGAGCCAGAACAGTGTGGAGTATCAGCATTCCATGATGTGGCGGTATATGCCGCCGGAATTAAAGCGGGCGATCCGGTCGGAGGTGACGTACATCACGTACAACCAGAAGAATGGGTTTACGGAAAACAAGTTTGTGCTGCCGAACGGGTCTGAGTGCAGTTTCCGGAATTACGAGCAGGACATTCAGAAGATCGAGGGCGGCGAGGTGGACGCGGCCTGGGCGAGTGAGTTGGTGCCGCCGGAGTGGGTGGATACGTTGAAGGCGCGGGTGGCGACGCGGGGCGGTTTCATTCCGGTGGATTTCACGCCGATTGATGGTTACACGCCGACGGTGAAGATTTTCCGGGACGGTGCGCGGACGGTGCGGGAGTGTGTGGCGTTTCTGGAGCCGAATGATGGTGGGGAGGCGCGTCCGGATTTGGCGTTTCAGGTGGAGGATGTGGACAAGTGGTTGACCGGGGAGCCAAGTCAGCCGGAGATTCCGGCCGGTCGTTCGTTTGTGCGGGTGCCCAGGGTGGAGCGGTGCGTGGATGATGCAAAGGCGGTGATTTACTTCCATTCGATGGATAACCCGTATGGTGGCGGTCGTAACTTGTGGGATATGTACCGGGGCGAACAGTCACAGGAAACCCGGATTATGCGCATGTACGGGGTGGCGGCGAAGCAGGCGGCGGCGCGGTTGACGCGGTTCAATCCGGATGTGCATGTGCTGCCGGATGCGGCGATTCCGGAGGCGGGCACGAACATTCTGGTGGTGGACCCGGCGAGCGCGCGCAATTTCTTTATGATCTGGGTGCGGTTCACGCCGGAGGGGACGTATGTCTACCGCGAGTGGCCGGGGTATTACCCGATTCCGGGCGTGGGGATTCCCGGTGCCTGGGCGATTCCGGACGGGCGGAAGATGGACGGCAAGCCGGGGCCTGCGGCGAAGTCGAGTTTCGGGTTCGGTTTGGTTCAGTATAAGGCAGAGATTGCGCGGTTGGAGCGGTGGCGGGATGCGCAGAAGAAGGACGAGAACGGGGGCCGGAAGTCGGAAGAGGAGATTGTGCGGGGGTGGGACGAGTCGAACGGGGCGGACGAGGTGGTGTACCAGCGGTTTATGGATTCGCGGTTTGCGAGTGCGGTGAAGGTGGAGAATGACCGGCCGGTGACGTTGCTGGAGCAGTTCACGGATTTAGGGTTGCTATTCGATCCGACACCGGGCGACGACGTGAGCGAGGGGGTGCGGATGATTGAGAATCTGCTGTACTACGACACCACGCGACCGGTCGATTTCTTCAACCGTCCGAAGCTGTACGTGGCCGAATCCTGCAAGAACACGATCTTTGCGATGCAGACCTGGACCGGTGCCGACGGCCAGAAGGGCGCGACGACGGACCCGATTGCGTGTCTGCGGTATGCGGTCTTGAGCGGGGTGGAATATGTCGGGGACCGGATGGCGGTTGAGGATGATGACGAGCGGAGTGGATGGTAAACAGAACAACAAAACGGAGGTGTGTGATGGAAGAACAGAAAGAGAAATATTATTCGGTGCAGTTGGTGGCGCGTATGGAGGTGTGTGTGTTGGCGGAAAGCGAGGCGGATGCGAAGGCATTGGCTCTTGATCGGTCGGATGATTTCAGTTGGGACCGGGCGCGTAGTGTGACGGCGGAGGCGGAGGAGTTGTACAACAAGCCGGAGGATGAATACATGGTGCAGGAGTTCAAGGACGAGGGGAATTACGCGGAATGGTAAGCGTGGAGGTCAGGATGATGGGTTTACCGTGTTTATTGCGTCGGGGTCGGGTGTTGGAGGTGTTGGGGGTGTCGGATTATACGTTGCGGCGGTGGGAGGATTGCGGGGTGTTGGAGCGGCAGGTGTTGCGGGGGTGTCGGTATGGGCATTTTCTGCGGGATGATGTGTTGAAACTGAAACAAGAGATAGAGAAAGGGTCATGCGATGTTGGACAAAGTGAAAATTGATAATGGGGGCAAGGTGATTGTTCCGGATGCGTTTCTGGACGATCTGAAAACGGATGCGCGGGCGATTGATGATGATGCGCGTTCGTATATCTGGGGTGAGCGGGTGCAGGCGCAGCGGACGTTGCAGTGCTGGTGGCCGGGGCAGAGTCTGGACGGTAAGCGGCGGCAGAAGGCGTATGATGCGGACGGTGTTGAGCGCAAGGTGTTTCCTTACGAGGGTGCGCCGGATGCGCGGGTGCGGTTGGCGGATTCGGTTGTGGCGAATTTCAAGCGGGTGATTATGGCGGTGGTGCGGCGTAGTGTGCCGCGTGTGACGGCGTTGAATGCGGACAGTACGGCTAATGCGGCGACGGTGCAGAAGTGGTTGCGCCGGTTGTTGCGTGTGACGTTGCGGAAGCAGTTTATCCGGGAGGTGCGGCGCGGGCTGCATTGGTTCCTGGCGGATACTCCGGCGGTGGCGATCTTCGGTTGTTATTGGGACCGGAAGATGGGGGTGAAGTTTGAGACGATGACGAGCGAGGATTTTGTGATGCTGGTTCACCGGATGATGCCGGATATGCAGGTGCATGAGGTGGAGATGTTGGTGGAGCAGTTGATGGATGAGACGCGGGACGAGGAGACGGTGCAGGTGTTGATGGAGGGGATGGCGCATTTGGCGCAGGAGGCGGGGGTGCCGCCGTTTATGGACGAGAAGCGGGCTAAACGGATTATCAAGGATTTGCGGGAGCGTAATGAGGCGTTGGTGCCGGTGACGTATGTTGCCAGAAATCAGCCGAAGATTTGTGCGCACCGTTTGTTGCAGGATGTTTTCATTCACCGTTCGGTGATGAGCGCGGATGATTCCCCGCGACACTATGTGCGGGAGTGGGTGACGAAGGCGGAGTTGGAGTCGCGTGTGGAGAGTGAGGGGTATAGCGAGAAGTTCGTGAATCAGTTGATCTACGGGCAAGACAAGAAGCCGACGTTGGCGGACGGGGAACAGCCGGCCGGTCATGCGGGTGAGTCGATCTTCCATGAGTACACGTTTGATGGTGAGTCGAGTCATCGGGGGCAGTTGCATCAGGTGGACAATACGTTGCGCCGGGAGCAGTACGAGTTGGTTCATGGGTACATGGTGGCGACGAATCAGGACGGGTTACCGGCCACGTACAAGGCGACGTTCAGCGGGTCGGCGGATGTGATGGCCCGGAACGTGGAGGCGGAGAGTTATCCGTTGGGGTTCCCGTTGGTGATTATTCAGCGCGAGGTGATGGACGGGTTTGTGTGGGAGAGCCGGGGTTTGCCTGAGTTGTTGGTGACGGATCAGGACACGTTGAAGGTGGGTGAGGATACGTTCAATGCGTATGTGGAGTTGAACACGATTCCGCCGTATTCGGTTCCCCGGCGGCGGGCGAATGTGGCGGTGGTGATTAAGCCGATGGCGAAGATTGCGGAGGACCGGCCAGGGGAGTTTGAGTGGAAGAAGCTGAGTGAGTATCCGAGGGCGAACCCGCACATGCGCCGGGAGACGCGGCGGCGGGTGGCGGAGTATGTGGGGCATCCGGACAGTGAGGTGGCGGAGGATCTGGTGCATCATGCGCGGCAGGATCTGATTGACACGTTCATGGAGGGTTTGAGCGAGTTGTGCAAGATTCTGTTGGCGATGTACCAGGAGTACGCGACGGACGAGGAGATTGCCCAAATTACCGGAGCGAACGGAGTGGTGTTGGCGCAGTCGGGCGATCAGTTGGCGGGCGACTTTGATATCTCGATGGGCTTTGACGAGCGGTTTCTGGATCTGCCGGCGATGGCGCAGTTCAGCGAGTTTGTGCAGAAGGCGTTGGTGCCGTTGGATCGGCAGGGTCAGTTGCAGTTGAACAGGGTGGTGTCGTTTATCCTGCAAGGGATCGATCCGGAGATGGAGGAGATGTTTATGATTCCGGCCCCGGACGCGGCCCAGGCGGAGATCGAGGACGAGAAGAAGAACGTTGCACTGATGCAGGCCGGTGTGGAGCCGGAGATGGTGGAGCAGGGGCAGAATCATGGGATGCGCTTGCAGTTCATCATGGAGTGGGTGCAGCAGAATCAGGATTTGTTGCAGATGTGGCCGGAGAAGACGCAGGAGATATTCCAGCGGCGGGTGCAGCATTTGCAGTTCATGGTGCAACAACAACAAAACGCGGTGATCGGTCGCCTGGGTGCGAGTCCGACGGCGCAGGGAGGGATGTAAGATGCCAGCAAGGAAAACAAGAGTGGTGACATTGGGCCAGGACGCGGAGTTTACGGAGCGCGAATTGGCGGCGCAGTTGGTGAATCAGGCGGAGTCGTCGGTGGTGCGGGCGATTGTGCAGGTGATTGATGACGAGGCGTTGTATGAGTTGAATGCCAGTTTGGATCAATCGCAATCGGAGCGTGTGTGTGCGGCTCATGCGGGTGGTGCGCAGGCGTTGTTGGGGTTGAAGGCGCGGTTGGCGGATTACATGCTGCCGCCGTCC